ACCAGGAATCATTTTCGACATATCTATATGCCTTAAGATCAACATAAGCAGTATTTGCTGTTGTGTTACAAAGAATCAATGGTGAAATAACTTCACCAACACCTGGTTCAACCGTAGTTGATCCACCAAATACAAGTTCAGGAACTTCGTAGTTAGGGACCTCGATGATTATTTGCCAGTTTGTAGACAACGTTAAATTTTTATAAACCGGTTTTGCGTCCGGTGCCTGTGTCGTTGTAATAGTTGTAATAGTTGTATTTGCCATTATACGATCGCCCTACTGTTAGATGCTCTTCTTGCGAGTTTTCTCACCGATGATGTAAACGGTCTACCTTCAATCCGTCCTGTTCTACCATTAATTCTCAATCCTCTAGCAAAGTATTGGTTGTTCAATTCGTCAGCACCTGACCAACGAACCCTACCACCTTCTTCAGAGGAAACAGAAGCCAAGGCCGAAATTGGAAGACCAATGTTTCTAAAGTTCAGAGGTAGAGCCGTTCTATTTACACCAGCCGAAGCACCGTTAAACTGGTGAGCAATAGATTCAACCAACGAACCGAATACCAATGTGTCAGGTCTCAAAACATTTCCTAATATAATGTCATTAAATAGACCGTTAATCATGTTATTCTCGTCCGTTCCTCCGTTCAAATTACCTGTAATATAATCTCTCATTCTTTCCCATGATTTATAGAATGCATACAAGAGTTGATCATTATTAGCACCGTCATTTACCCAAATTGTACCGTTCCAATAATATACTGTTCCTGAGTATCTATTTCCATTATTATCCGTCGGTACTATGTAAGCATCATTCCTCTTGATTGCAGTTGTATCAACACTATTTATATCCGTAGTAGTGCCCTTAAAGTTCAATCCTCTCGTTACAGGATTAAATACAGGGAATACATGAGTACCATCATAATTAAAGAATGATGCAACAAATGTTCTTGTTGCCTTGGATGAACCTTTACCTTCAACACCACCATATCCTGGAGCACTTGTGATTGCAGTATTAATGAATCTGAAATCATTAGCAATTGTATACAATAGATTTAGAGCATCACGTCTTGTCAGATTTATATCAATAAAGTTATATTCTTTATTAACAAATCTTACAATCTCTGACTGCAATTCATTTCTCTTAGCAACCAAAACATCTCTTGTAAATGAGTAAACCTGATCCGTAGCATAGCTGAAGTCTGGATATTCAAGTGCAGGTAATCTCTTTGTATCATTATTTAGGAGTGTTTCATACAAGATATTAGCAAGATCTTGAACCTTAGCACCTTCAACTGTTGTTGCTAATTCTTCGAATGCATTAACCTCTGGATCATTACCTAGAATAACATCCTTACAAATATTGCCTAATTCACGATATGCCTTTGCAGTTGGAATTCTCTGGTTTTCAGGAAGTCTCAAAATATTGTTCCAGTAGTAGAAATCAGCATTCCATCTTGTTGCTGCATTACCACCGTAGTTTAGGTCGAAGCTAAATGCAGGAATAATATATTGTGTAACATCTCTGCGACACTTAGCCTTATTATAATCCAGAACCGTAAATTCTTCTCTGAGCCAATCTTGTACATCATCAGCCAACATATCAGCATTATCATCAATAGTATCAGCTGCCCATATCTTATCTGCATTAACCCAGGTCAAGTCTGGCTGTATCAATTCCGGAATTACAGCAGTACTGTCTGCTCTAATTACATCCTCAACAATACCAATTAGATTTTTAACCTCTGCTGCGGTTGTGCCATCTGATGGTTCAAAGTCAAAGTTTTGAGTAAGACCAGTATTTGCAGATGTATCAACCTCAAGAACAATATCAGACATAAGGTCAGCCATTTCACGGTATACCTCAGCAGTCTGGATTCTTGTATCAACTGGTAGAACACTAACACCATTTTCAAAGTAAATTTGAGCAGATATTCTTGATGCGTGGTTTGTCTGATAGTTAATGTCGTGTGACACAGCATCAACAAGATAACCCATATCTCTGCGACATTTCTCTCTTGGGAAACTCAAGCCGTTATATGTATCAGAAATATATCTGATCATATCTTCTACCAATGTTCCTGTATTATCCTCAATAAGATCTTTTGAGGCAACAAAGTGTGAATCAACCCAAGTAATAATAGGATCAACTCTCACTGGTATATTTGATGGATCCTCATCATCCGCAATTGCAGAAATAATCCAAGCCAAATTTCTAGCCTCTATTGCAATATCAGTTCTGACAGGATTACCACCTGGCAGACCAACAAGATCAACTGTTTCTGAGTTACCGTTTGTTGGTGTTACAGTTTCACGTTTAATGAGTTTTTCAATTACCTCACCAAGATGGGCAAATGCTCTTCTTGTAGGTTCTCTTTGATCTCTATCAAGAACATTAATTGCGTTTTCAAAGTAGATACCAGCACAATTATGAATTGCTGCATTGCCACCGTACTGAATATCATGTGAAATTGCATCAACAATATACCCAGTATCTCTGCGGCATTTTGCCTCATCATACTCAAGGAAATTGTACTTTTCATTTAGGAATTGTACGACTGTGGTCTGAACCTTGGCCTTAACATCATCGTTAATTTTGTTATAAGCAATTTGATATTCCAAATCATATCCAGTAGCATTTGCATTTGTAATATCAAGCGCGGTTGCTGCCGGCATTTCAATTAGACTATCTGCTGTAATAACATCTGAAACAATATTAAATAATTCTTCTACCCGAATACCAACTGCGGCATTTACAGCACCAAATGAAACCGTATCTTGTGTTTCTGGGTTACCAGCACTCTTAGCAACTGGTTGTTTCAATACAATTTGTTCCGCCACTGCTGCAAGATGAATAAACGCCGCGGCGGTTGGTGCTTTCTGATCCGGAGGAAGTACACTTACTGCATTTTCAAAATACAGTCTAGCAACATCACGGATACCTACATTTGTATTATGTCTGATATCATACGATACTGCATCAACCATATATCCAACATCACGGTAGCACTTGTTTTGATCATATGTTAATGATGGGTAGTTAATTCCAAGCCAGGCAAGTACCTCAGCTTGCATGAATGTTCTATTTGCCTGAAGCCCTTGTTGTGCGCTCAGGTTAGATGTGCTTGCTTGTGCAGATCCAAATACATAAGCTGGAGCCGTATCAACACCATTTGATAGCACATCAAACAGATTACCAAAATATGTTCTTGATCTGTCGAGTGCATTACCAGTTAATTGATTTTCGATTTGGCGTTGTACATATCTGAAACCTTCAATTGTTTCTGAAAGTTGATCATTAATTACGATATCAGAACCAACGGTACCTGATCTGTATGCTCTGCCGGCATAAATTGAATTATAGTTACTACCAGAAAGAATATCTCTGGCAACTGCATCTACAATATAACCAGCATCTCTAGCACATTTGCCTTCCTCAAATGTGAAGAATACATCGTTGATATAGGCAACCACTTCCTCTTGTAGGAATTTTCTATTTCTTTGAAGTGTTTGTCTAGCAAATGTTCTCTTCGGTTCATATGAAGGATTGCCAGAAATTATAGGTAAATCACTAGGTTCTTTATATTCATCTACTGCATTTGCAATGGTCAATACAAGATTCTTAGCAGCAAGTGCAGTTGTAGCATCCGCGGCATCTCCATCTGTATTTTGTACGATAGGTGTAGTATTTGCAAATGGAGTTTCCGCAATGACATCCTCAACCAAATCAGCCATATGGATATATGCCGCTTTGGTTGGCTCTCGTTGATCCTTAGGCAAAATATTAATTGACTTGATATAATCAACATAGTTTGTAGTATTTGGATTTGTATCCAATGTCGAAGCAGGTCTTGTCTGCTTCTCTGGATAGCCTTCACTCAATTCTAGTGCAGCCTCGAAGTATTCCTTGGCAGCAGTAATTGTTGCTTCATTACCACCGTATTCAATATCCTGAGCAATTGCATCGACGATGTATCCTACATCACGGCTACACTTAGCCTCATTATAGGCAAGTCCGTTATATGTTTCTGAAATGAATGTAATTATTTCATACGCATATTTCTCTCTTGCACCATTGATATATTCAAACGCATCCTGTTCTGGTGCAGCAACCGTAACTGTTGGTTCCTCAACTGCAGGAAGATCATTGAAATCATCACCACGGATCATATCTGAAACTATTCCAAACAGATCTTGTGTTCTTTGAGAAATTGCAAGAGCAGAATCCTTAATTGCATCTGCTGTTGCCGAAATAAATGTATGAGCACCTTCATAACCACCAGCATCGCCAACATCCACTGTAATTGTAGTTGATGTTACGGCAATAATTGGCAGAGCCTGGTCATATGCAGGATCTGTTGGTCGTGGGTGAGAAATTTGTTGTGCAGGTGAACCACATTCCCATGTAATACTTTCCTGTGCAATATTAATTCTATCACCAACCACAAAATTATGAGCACCGATAGTTGCAACCATAATACCAGTCAATGGATCATATGTGGCATCTGTTGGTGTGAATCCACCTGGAACTGTTAAGTCCGCATTTTGTGGGTTTGTGCTTGTCTTTTCTACTGGTTGTCCACGGACAATTCTACCAGCAAGTGCAGCAATTCTTTCAAATGCTTCTGCTGTAATTACCTTTTGATTTTCTGGCAATACACTTACTGCATTATCAAAATAAAGTCTTGCATTATTTACAGCCGCAGAATTTGATCCATGCTGGATATCAAACGAAATTGAGTCAACAAGATAACCCACATCTCTTTCACATTTTGCAGCATCGTATGTAAATGTTGGATGATTTGCAGCCATCCATGCTGTAACCTCAGCCTGCAGGAATGCCTTATTATTCTGAAGTGCAATTCTAGCATTTGTATGTGCAGCACTTACAGAGGCAGAACCAAATGTAATAGCATCAGCATTTCCTTGACCGTTATTCATAATATCAATAATTTCATCAAATGCTGCATTAGATCTTGTTAGGGCAGTTCCACTTAGGTTACCACCTATCTCACCCTTCAGCCAAGTGATAGCACCAACAGTTTCTGTAAGTTGGTCGGTTACCACAAGGTCAGTACTTGTGTTTCCTGAGCGATAAGCTAGACCAGCAAACACTGAACTAAAGTTAGAGCCTGTCAGTACATCACGCTTAACTGCATCAAGGATTAAACCTGTGTCACGTGAGCATTTTGCCCCATCGTAAGTGAAGTAATTTGAATTAAGATATGAAACAACCTCAGCTTGAATAAATTCCTTATTCGCCAATAGTTGTTGTCTAGCTTGGACACCGCCTCTAGTTGCTTGTGTATGGATAACACTACCTGGTCTAGCACTTACAAATGTATGAGTACCTGAGTAACCAGCGGCACCAGCATCAAACGTAATTGATGTTGCAGTAACATTTGTAATCTCAATTGGAACACCGTAGTTTGGTTCTCCAACACGAGGGTTGGAAATATATTCTACTGGTGAGCCACAGGACCAAGTGATACCGTAAGGTGCGATTTCTACAAATTCGCCAATCTGAATATTGTGAGTTCCAATTTCAAGAACGGTTGTACCTGTAACTGGATCATATGTGCCGTTTGTTGGAGTATGTGTTTCGATTATTTTAGCAGGATCACTCCAAACAAGAGCATCAGCATTAATTGCCCCGGCATCAGCACGAATAAATGTATGTGCTCCAGTATAACCACCGGCATTACCAACATAAACTTTAATTGTTGTTGCATCACTTTCGTGAATTCTTACTGGTGTTTTGTATGCAGGATCACCTGGTCTTGGATGTGATATTTCTTCCGCAGGACTACCACATTCAAATGTCATACTTCCTGGAGCAATTTGGATCCAGTCGCCAGCATTAAGATTATGTTGACCAAGATCAACCACCATTTCTCCATTTACAGGATCATATGTTGCTGTTCTAGGTGTATATGAACCAGAGTATGTTGCCAATTTAATTGCATTTGCATTAGCACTGATAAATGTATGAGCACCTGTGTAACCACCAGCGTCACCAACGTTTAATTTAATTGTGGTGGCGGTTACCTCGAGAATTGTTTGGGGTGTTCTATACGCTGGGTCAGTCGGTCTTGGATGTGTTATCTGAACAGCAGGTGATCCACATTCAAATGTCATACTTTCGTCAGCAATAAGTACCTGTTGACCGACAACCATATCATGCTCACCAATTGTAACTTCCATAACACCAGTTACTGGATCATATGTAGCCGCTGTTGGTGTGTATAGTCTGCCAGCATTTTCCATAATACTAACAATTTCATCAAATGCAGCATCTGTTCTTGCAATTGATTCGGCATCAGTAAGAACATTATTAGCAACTTGATCTTTTAGATATCTTACCGCACCAGCCGTTTCGGTTAATTGTTCACCAATAACTTCACTTGCGGTGGCAGAATAATATGCGATACCAGATTGGATTGCATTGAAGTTTGTTCCAAGAAGCATGTCACGTTCAACCGCTGGTAAAATATATTCAGCAGTATCACGGCGGCATTTGTCACTGTCGTATAGGAAATAATTATTATCAATCCATTGTAACATATAATCTTGGATATATGTTCTATTAGCTTGAAGTTGCTTTCTAGCATTTCTATTTACTGCAGGAATTCCTGCGTTATCACTATAGTAAATTGCGGAACCTACAACTGAAATAGCTTTCTTAGATGATCTTTCAAATTTGTGTCTTGATGTTTCAGCAGATACACCAACATTTACAGTAAATCCGGTCAACGATACTGCTTTAATTGGTAATGGCCGTTGGTAAGCAACCTTATCTGTAGGTCTAGGATGTGCCAATTCAGTTTGGAATCCATCTGAATCACAAGTAAATACCATACTACCTGGTTCAATAAGAATTCTTGTTCCTACAGTAAGATCATGGAAGCCGATTGTGACTACCATGTCACCAGTAACTGGGTTATAGCTTGCATCAACTGGTGTATATTTTTTACCTGCATTATCTAAGATATTAATTATTTCATTAATTGAATCAGACGCACCAATCTCTGCTGCAGATGAATTTGCAGATAACAAATCAGCGGTTTGTGTTCTTAATCTTTGGTATGAGGATACGGTTTCATTTCTTTGTTGACCAATAACCTTTCTTGCAGTACCCATGTAATAGGCATTACCTGCAGTCACCGCATTATAGTTTGTATCCAACAGCATATCATATTTTGCCGCTGGAAGAATGTATTCCTGAATATCACGGCGACATTTATTGCTATCGTATGCATAGAATTGATCGTTATCTTCGATCCAGTCAATAAACTTGTTAGTAATGTGATCTGTATTATCCATCAAAAGTTTACGAGCTGCGGTTCTTGCCACCACTCCAGTATCATCAAATGTCAATGGTGCTGCATAATCCTCACCATATTCAAGGATGTCAAGCGTTGCATTAAATGATGTATTTGCTCTTTCAAGAACAGATGTGTCTGAATTTCTAAAGATATAAGCCACTTCATCCTTAAGATGTCTAATGGCACCTGCGGTTTCATTTAACTGTTCGCCGTAAACACGTTGTGAAATTGGACTACGATATGTGAGACCGTTTAGACGACCCCAGTAGTTTGTATTAAGTGCCACATCATAACCGACACTATCAATAATGATGCCTGTATCACGCTTACATTTATCTGAATCATATTCTTGTAGGCCCAAACCACCGTTTGCAGTATTTGCGGTTAGGTATTCGACCATATCCTCAATGATTTCAGGTGATCTTTCTTCCAACGAATCCGCAAAGGTAGTATTACCTACCAATGTTGCGGTTGTATCTTGTGGAGCAAAGATTGTCGTAGAACCTTTTGCTCTCATTGAGATGTCGCCGAACTGAGTACCTGAGTTGTTCAATGTCATCTGACCGCCGTTCAGGGCATAGAATGCCACGCGGACAAAAATTGACAATGAACCAATACCGTTTACACCAGCACCGTCTCTAGCAACATACCCTATACCGTTTTGTGTACGAGGTGTAGCACCAAATGCAAGGAAATATGTATATAACGAGTCTGTATCAAGAACACGTCTATCCGCAAGAATAACACCACCGCCTCGGCCAACCAATGGGTTGGGGAAATCATCAATTCCTAATTCTTTAACTTGACCTGTACCACCTGATTGTGAGTAAACATAATCACCAACCTCGACAGTACCTTTTAGATTTCGTACGAATATTTTATTATTTGTTGCAAGATCTGGATCTATACCTTTAGCAGTATCCAGAGAATCATCCCATGAAATATAACCATACGCACCGTTTGAGAATGTAACCTCATCATTGATATTAAAGTCACCAGAATGACCAACCTCAAGGATAACGTGCTGTCCAAGGTCGGCAATTGTGCCTTTTGTATTAAATGGCTGCAGTGGTGGTTCAACATCAAGACGTAAGAAGTTTGACAACTGAGATGAGTCACGTACATATGGAGAACGTAAGATTTTTGCACCAGCGCGATATGCATAAGCAAATCCGCCTTCAGGGTAATCAAAGTTATCTACTTTCCAGTTGAAGAATGAGAAACCTTGAGCATAACAACCAGAACCTAGTAGGAAACAGTTCTCAGATTCATAACCAGGTAATGCTTGGACAACAGTTGCGTATTGACCAGATGTTGATGTAATCGAACAATCGTCAGGTATTTTAATATTACCTTTGGTATAGTGGGTACCTGGCCCAACCGAGATATGAACTGCATCATTTAAACCGTTTCTATTATATGAACCGCCTGCCTTCTCAAGTGCTAGTTCTGCAGCTCTTTCCAGTGTTGCCACTGGTTGCAGGATTGTTCCAGGATTTTTGTCATCGCCATCCACGGCGACATGAACCTTGAGTGCTTTTTCTGTTTTGCGAGCAATCTCATCAAAGAATTGTCTATATGAAATCTTTTCCGTTTCGCCGGTTTGGACATTTTTAAGGGCAAAATAGTTGTCCTCGTCCATATTTGGTTCCCACTGTTTAGTGAGCTCCATATCAAAGTCTTTAATTTCAGAATCAAGAATTTTTGAATTTCTTATTACAACATTATCAAGATCAAGATCTTCAATAACTGAATTCGCAATTGTTGAATCCTCAATCCGACCTTGGAAGGTTGATTCAGTAATACCTGTGTTTGATGCACGTGAGCTTGTAATTACAGCATCGTTAATTGTTACGTCATTCAGACCACCTTGGAAATCTGTATTAGCAATTACAGAATTCTGAATTAAACTATTATCGATGGTTGAGTTTGTAAGTGTTACATTATTACCCGTGCCGTCATTAAATTCAGAGCTTGTGATAACAATGTTATTTGCAATTGAATTTGTAATAGTACCTGCAGTAAATGTTGACTCACCAATCTGTGCGTTGGTAATTGCACCGTTTGCAAAATTTGTATCAACAATTTCACTGTTTGAAATAATTACATCTTCAAGTGTTAATCCGTCAATCTGTACGTTTGTAAGAATAGTACCGTTCGCAACACCACCTTCAATCGTAGGATTATTAAATAATGAATCATCAATACGAGAGTTAGTGAATACGTCGTTATTACCAGTACTGTTACTTAGATCGGAACTGGTAATCGTAAGATTATTTGCGGTAGAATCTTTAAGAATACCAGCATCAAATGTGGTATCGGTAATGTAACTTGATACAACGTTTGATGTACCAAGTACTGAATTTTGGATATCGAGAGTATCGCCAGTCGAATTGGTTAAGGAACCGTTATCAAATGTTGAATCGGTAATATCGCCGCCATCAAAGGTTGAGGCGGTGATTGTAAGATTGTTTGCATTACTGTCTCTAATATCACCATCATTAAAATCTGATCTTGTGATAATGGAACGATCAATTTCGCCAGCAATAAAATCGGAAGTGTTAATTATAACATTATTTAAGGTAGAGTTAAACATCGTGACATTACTGATAGACCCACCAGTAATTGTGATGCGCGAGAATATCTCGTATTGGATAGCCTCTACAAGTTCCTTCCGGGTGATGTTTTTAGTACCATCATCACCTTGTACCAAATTAACAATAACAAAAAGATCTTCAGTTCTGGTATTGGCACCGGTAATAGGACCTAATTCTGAAATCTTTGACATATATGTCTACCTTTTTCTTTTTATTTATGAATATCAATTCAAGAATTATTTATCACAAGCGCACTGACATGTTTTATTTTCTAATTTTTCAATTTTTGCATTTAATTCTTTAATCGCTTCTACCAGCACGGGAACAATATTCCCATAAGCTACATGTTTATAACCGTCTTCATTTTCAGTAATTACTTGAGGTAAAATGGTTTCTAATTCTTGAGCAATAAAACCAATTTTTTCCTCTGTGTCTCCAACCTTATTGTAAGAAACACCACGCATTTGATCTACTTTATTTAATGAATCTGAAAGATCCTGAACATTTTCCTTGACACGGATATCTGATAATGATATAAGGTCACCAGTAGCGGTAACATTTCCTGATGCAACAAGATTAACACAATTCAAATTACCTGTAAATGATCCATCACCAGTTTCGCCATATAATGCTATGGTAACATTATCACTAGAGTCTAAAAGTTCTATTCGACCATCATTTTGAACCTGAAGTCCGTTACCTGCGCTACCATCAGAATTTACAACCATGTCAAGACCAGCGGTAATGATACCTTCGACTGTCATGGATGCTTTACCAACATCTGTACCTAAACCATTGGTTTGCTGGTACATTTGAATTGAAGGTACAGTAGCATTGCCAGTCAGATCATTTTTTAAAATAAAATCAATCCGACGATCTGTAGATCTTTCCTCACCATGAATGTACATCATTACATGGCCGTTATTTTCAAAATATGTCTGACCGTTTCTTGCGCCCGTCTCTGACATATGATCAAAACGAATTCTAGTATCGGCATCGCTTTGGTGAGAAACTTGTCTAGGAACCACAATGTCTAAGCCCGTACCATCGTATGATTGACCAGCAGAAATTGTAATCTGATTATTTGCATCAGGCCCAGTAAAGACAATATTATCACCAGCCTTAAATGCCTCGTGCGCAACCTCAGCTACACCACCACTTGTACCAAATGATGTATTTCCAGTAACTGTAAGATCTTGTACGACAAGCTCACCTTGCGGGGAAAGAGCAAATGGAGTAGTTGTAGATGTTTTAATAACAAAATTAGCATCAGTATTATTATCTAAACCAATATCCCAGTTAAAAACATTATTTGTAAATCTTGCCTGCCCACCACTCGCACCATATGCAAAAATAGCGGTAACCTTTTGGCCCGAGCTAAATTCACCAGGTTGTTCAAATGTAATATTTCCAGCAGGATCAGCTGCACCAATATTATCAGCTGCCAATAAAGTGGTAGCAGTAATATTAGTTGCTGTAAAATCACCAACAAGAGTTGCATCACCTGTGGTGGTATCCCCTGAACCAGAGGCCGTCACAATTTCCGTCTTGAGTATATCAACTACTTCGTTGGTTTTGTCAAACCAATTCTGAAACGTTTGTGACGTTTGTAAATTTGTTATTCCAGGTTTAGCCATTTTTGTGCTTCTTTTCCAATGCGTCTATTTTTTCGCAGATCCTAATCAGAGTCGATTGTATTTCACCAACATCACTTTGAAGTTTATCAACTCGCTTGTAATAAAGCCTTTCCATTTTATATTTATTCAAAGCTTCCAGGTCTTTATTAATAACCGCTCTACTATTAGGATCTCGTGTGATCATGTCAATGCAATGCCTCTATAATCTCTTAATCTTGGTGCGTTATAAATGGTAGAGGATAGTAATTCTACTTTAACAGCAAATCTTCTGTATCCGGTAAAATCACCAGCTTCACTTGTATATTCTAGCACACCGTCCACATTTTTGGCCGAAGAAGGAACTGCATATTTAAATTCTCTGTAATCGTTAACATTTGATTTTGACGAGAATGTATTGATACCTTCAATTAATTCAAGTTCAACCCATCCTAGAGTTTCAAATGAATCACTATCATATACATTCTGTGGTTTAATGTAAACTTTAATATCCGTACCTTCAGGTCTATAACCAGTCAAAATAAGTTGGAAGTCCTCTGCATCAAAGTTTTCAGCAAGTTCAACCTTTTTGGAAATATATTTTGATGTAGTTGCAGATGTATTTGTTATATTCCATTGATAAGCAATTAATTTGGAAAGCTCAACATCAATAATAGGTGACGATGTATTTAATCCCGATTGCTTTTTCATATCAACTGCAAGTATAAATTTCTTATCAGCATTTAAATCATTTGATCTACTGTAAATTACAGCACCCTTGTTTGAGAAATAATTGTTATCATTAAATCTCAATGGCTGTTCATAATATACATTTATATTATTAGGCGATGTGAAGCGTCCGTATAACGACGTAGAGGTCGTGCCATCGTTGGTTCTATTAATGAATGGTTGAATATAACTCAAATTAATATTGTCGATGGATGCAGTATTTGCTTGTGATCCAGAATCAAAGCCATATACAAATGTGCCCGGATCAAATTTTCTACCAGTTCTAGCAGAACTTCCTTCTACGTGCATTTCACTTGGATTTCTCAGATCATAATATGATAACTTACCTGCAACCACCGGTTGGCCAGAACTTGCGACAAAATCAAATGGTGAATTTTTATGAGCGACCATTCTTGTGGCTGACGTTACATCAGTAATTGTAAATATATCTTTATTTACACCATCATTAACAAAAATCATGTCATCAATAGCATAAGTGGAATCAAGACCAGATCCTGTAATTACATTATTGCCAACTTCCATTGACACAACATTACTAGTTCCTGAAGCCTCATCTTTTATCTGATAAATCCATTCGTCGTAATTAAATCTACCAGAAATATCATTAACGGTTAGGAATTCATGATCTTTATTCTTTAAAAATACAGTTCCCTGATTGGAGTTAAAATTGTGTCGTTTAAGATTAAATTTAACATCCTCATCCTGATACGCTTTCCATGCTCTGTTGTTTGTTGATGTGAACAGAAGACCGTCACCCCAGTCTTGAACAACCGCTGCACCTTGTGTTGGTCCAGGAGTTAAGTCTGTACCACCTACTTTAGATGTAAAGATAAGATAATCTGGATCAGCTGCATCTGGCATTACAACAAACGCATATTCTCTTTCAGCTTGAAGTCTTACAGGAGCCTCAAATTGAATTGTAGTTGCTGCACTAGCATCATCTGATACGTTTACTTCATCCTTTGTATAGTGAACTTTTGAAAAAGGAATAATATTACCTGAAGGATATCCATTATCTGTCTCCGACAAATAAACTGTAACACCATTGACATCTGATTTACGTTTAAAATATAAATCAAGTTCTGAAACCATTACAGTATCTGAGCCTTGAGCCATACCTTTTCTTACATAGAATGTTTGTGCCAGTGGATCACCACCCACGCGCTGTGTTACTGACCGAGAAACAATTTCAGTGTTTATATTAAATACTGGTTCTCTTGTTGAAAGTTCTGTTTTCTCGATTGAAAAATTATAAGCTCTATATGTAAGTGATGTACCAGAAGTTCCAGCTGAATCAATAGATTCATATTGATCAACATCAGAAATCTTTAAGACTCTATCGCCGACAAAGAATGTAGCCTCTGGTATTTTAAAGATTGCTCTAAGAACACCATTAGCATCAGAATTAATACCAGTTCCAGCAATACCATAATCACCGAAACGTTCTATTTCATTCACCTGACTTGCTGCAGTACCTGGTGCGATATGTGCATTTACATCATCACCATCAAAGAAGAAATAATGAGGTGTGTTTGGTCTTAATCCAGCAACCCAAACCTTAATTTCGCGGGATGCAATAAATGGATTAAATTCAATATTTGTAACAAAATCACCGACCTGTTCGGCTGCTGATCCTACCTCTAAACTTGATAAGGTATCTTCAAAGGTTGTGGTTAAGAATCTACCTTGCCTTACAGAGGATACCACCTCTGTGTCCATTAATACATCAGTAAGAGGAATGAACGTTTGAAGATTATCAACAAAATCTTCAAACATCGATGCTGTATCAATTGTCAATGGATCCGGATTTTGTGTAAAGTCATATGCAACATCATATTCTGGAGATAATGCTCCAAGACCCTTATAATTGTAATAATTACTTACACAGTTTCTAAACTCAGTAGCAAAAGGTTGATTTATTATTGATACATTTGAATCTCTACTTAATGATACAACATCAGGATTATTTGTAGGAGGATATAATTGAGAACCTTCGGCGTCTGCATATACCAAATCCAATGAAAATTGCTTTACAGCCGGTGTTAATATTTTCTGGCCGTGTAAAACGGCTGCATTATATTCTGGATTATTAACATCGGCAAAAGAAAGATCATTAAACGGATCTACTATAAATCCATTTTTAAATCTATTTCTACCATTTTCATCAAGTACACTAAGATTTTGAGTGGCAGCTTCAAGCTGACTTAATGAAATGTAATAATTTAAATTGTCAATTTTATCTTCAATTCTCTTAATGTCCTTCATTTTATATCCCTTGTGGGATTTTTTACGGACAGTTATACCATAATCTCTAAGACCTTTAGCAGCTGCCTCGGCGGGTGATAATGCCGGTGAGCCAGGAATTGTAATTTCAGCCAACACCATTTGATCTGGTGATAGTGTAGGAGGTATTGCAAATCTTTCCTCACGACCTTGAGTCAAATTAAATCTACCAAATGAGTCAACAGTCAATGAGTCAACTCTTGATAGGAACGATTCAATGTCTACAGTAGCCCTTTCATTGACTGCTGGCGTAATAGGTGTAATCGATGCAAATGTTGGTGCCAACCCAACAGCTGCATTAACTGTAGGAGCAGTTGCTGGATTTGTTGCATTATAATCGGCCGCTGCAGCAGGATCTGCATAAGGTCTAAAATCAAAACATTCTCTTAGATAAAATTTACGACCAGACGATGTTGTATATGAAGGAATGTCGTCATAACCTATTGTGGTAGGATAACTGCTTACGTCAAAATAATAACTTCTACCTGCTATAGCATTTAATTCAAATACTTTTAATTCAACAGTAATTACTTCATTAATTGGAATTGGTCGCCCTTGGATATATTCAATAAATGAAATATCATAATAAGTGTCTTTTTGGTTTGGTACCAATCTAAAACTATTTGTATAATCATTACCAGAAGCACCGGTAATACTAACAATCTCGTACACATCAGGGAATCCTAGACTCCATCTATTATTTTGTGTATCAAACACATGATTAATTTTAATATGTGTTTGTTTGCTCAATTTGCCATATGGTCTTGGCGCAGTATTACCAGTTCTATTTCTGTTATAATAAACATGAGCGGCCGCGCCTCCTGCACCATCTGCGGGATCAATTTGGATTCTTAACTGTGTGCCTGAGTTTTCTACTGCAACACTTTGTACTGTTAATTTTGTACCAGTATCCTCGATTACCAATATGTCATCTTGATCAAGGAAAAAGTCACCGTCAGCACCTGCAGAAACTATAATTTGATCGGTCCCTGAATCAACAGTTGCAGTAGTAACCTCTCTGATAGGAAGTTTTACACAGGTTGTATCCTTAAGGCTTCGCATTCCTGTATCAAAGATAAGAGCCTGTTCCGCAGTATTCTTTAGAACAGCTGGTTGAACAGCAGTATTTGCAACCTGAATATAACCAGTAGGAACATCAATAATTTCCGTTTCGGCAAAATTACTACCTGGGTTCATTCTTACGCCGCTGAGATGTACCTTGGTATCAGTAATGTTGTGAACAAAAACTTCACCAATTTTTGTACCGCCTACGTTTTTAAGATCCGCAGTAGTTGCTCTATCGAGTTCTACGTAACCTTGAAAATCCAATACATCAACATATTGCCCATAATTAAAACTAACTGTTTGATCTTCTATAATTTCACTATTAGAAATAGGATCAACCGTTATTAATCTTTCGGCTAAATTTTCAATTCTATATCCACGGATATATGCCGTACCTGGCCCAACGGCAATTTTGAGATCATTGCCTCTACGTGTTGGTGTGATCTTAAAATTCTTTACGATATAATTTCCTGACTCTTCATAAGTACGTCGAGCCATTTCATCACCAAGAGCATTATATTCACTTACATCTCTGATTGATACCGCATTACCATTACTATATCTAATTAAACTAAAGAATGATGAGTCGGCATCTGCTTCAGTTTGTTCTTTTACTACAAGAGTAGGTACAAGTTTAAGTCTATCAGCACCGGGTGCATTAAAGTTACTAGATCCGTTTGCATTATCATATAAGCTAGGATCCTCAAATGCATTTACAAGTGTTTCATTAACCTGATAACCAACTGCTAATTGATCTGGAAATTTTGTATATTTACTTACGATAAGGGTTTGAGCTTCAGCAAATAGAAAATGCCCTTTTTGGAAAATAACACCAGACTCTGATCTGATACCAAACGACTGACCTACATGATTCGATAGATCACTGACATCTATTTCAGTAGCAACAGCTGTCGTTTGAATGGGATTTGTTTCACCAATATCCAATTCACCAACTTTAAATTTCTTTTCTGATACTGTGAGTTTTTCACCAGCAATAAAGCGCTTATATTGATTAACCGATACATCAGTATTTGTATAACCAATAAAGAATGTATTCAGATTTGGAGGTGCGGATGAAAAACCTCTTACACCGGCAATAACAATTGCCTTGAGTCCACTAGTTTCACCCGTAATTTCATATACATAATCAATTTCAGTATCAACGCCATTAATATTTTCGACATCACGTCTACTCACATATGCGGTCGGATCAAAGTTTGTAGTAGTTGCATTTCCGTCTACGAGTTTTACATATTCCAAACCGTTGATCTGAGTGAAGTTACAGCCTTTAATAATACTACCTTCTTGGTAGATATTATCACCGAACTGTTCAATCTGATTTTGTAAAACTGTTTGAAGCTGAGTAAGTTCTCTGGCCTGAACTGCATAGCCAGGTTTAAACAATACTCTGTAGTATTGAGCTTCCTGACTATAGTCATCAAAATATGGAGCAGTGCTTAAATTTGTGTTAATTGGCATCTATCTATTCCTTAAAATTCCATGACGAACTTAAATTCTTCTCTCGAATTTTCTGTTCTTTCCAGAGGGAAAAAGTCTTCCATATAATATACCTTCCCGGATCTCTGTACGTATGTTGACTCTATAATGTTATTTGCCACAGGAGTATTTATTCTAATAATTTGGCCGTTTGATCTTCTAAAATTCAAACTGTCGTCAAATGAAATATCAGAATTTGCTTGATTTTCTGCCGCGCCTGAATATTCAACTAGCCAAACTGTATTACTTGTGTAATCAAGATCAAATACCTTACCCTGGAATACTGTCACATTTGATCCATTAATTTGATAAAGTATTTCATTCTTTTGAACACCCGCAATTTCATCAGTGACAAAACCAAATCTATTATCAAAAATATTAGGATTTGCTGGAAGAGCATATTGATCTGTATTTGCCTGCCCTCCCATACCGCTATGAACAGTACAGTAATAATGTAATATAGGCGCAGGATCCTCAACTACTATTTGAGTGTATGCTCCAGCACTTCCTGGGGTACCGTTGGTGGTCACACCAGTGGTATATTCGACACCACCGCCGTGTGTTCCATTACCAGTTTCTGAGAATCTCAGTGGGTGTGTGGCGTTTGACGCATCTGATTGATCAAATACATATGTCTGACCTTCCACAAGTGTAAGTTGTGGGCTTACTGAACCGTTAATATAATACTTATTACCAGCACCATAATCATTTGTGCCAGTGGCCACTGTTACTGTAAACGTAGTTGTTTCGGTGGTAGGATCGTAAATATCAAAGGTAGGATTTCTAACAATACCAACCTTTGAATATGTATTATTATAACCTATTTGAGTATTATCTGCACCAGTAATATATCCATATAGCAAAACATGTCTACATTTTAGTTCATCTAATAAATTAGTTCCGTGTCCATCAACAGGAGCAAGAACAGGTCTGATAATTGCTCTCACATCAACTGTATTTGGATTATCTGGATCAAAATCATAAATTGGATCTCTTACCTCGGCAACTGCATTATTATAACCTTGCCCAGGATTATGTAAAACAATATCAGTAATTGAGCCATTATCAATAATAGGGTAACCAATAGCACCTGTCCCATCGCCACTTATTATAACTCTTGGCAATACTTTAAATTTTGCATTACTTCCGAAACCAGTATAACCAGAAAATTGTGAGTTTGGCTTTACTCTATTTTGTACAATAAATCTTGCCCTGTTTGTATTTTCATCATATGTATAAACCAGAATGGTAAAAATATCTGTAAAATTATCTACCGGGTTCGTAAGAAGTATTGTTTGGCCAACATAATAACCGACCGATGAGCCAAAAGTTTCGCTTGTAAATTTTGCATAAAAAGATGAAATATTTGATGTGGGGTTGTCTGATGGTACTGAATCCAAATTACCAGTAACGGTTTTATATCCATTACTTGATTCTGCGTTTTCAACAATAATATCTGAAAATGGTGACCCACCAGTGGTTGAAGTAGGATTCGAATCAAATGTTCCAATTATAGGAATATAGCCCAGCGCGTTATATGCATCAAATTCTATTCTTGTCATTGAATACATAAATTTCCAGATATATCCATCTTGTGTATCATATAACTGATCTGGAGTATCTGCGTTCCACTGAGGGGCATTTATTGATGGAGACCCATCGCCGTTGTCTAGGCATTTATATACTCGGTAGTCACCTGTATTGTGATTTGTTGGACCGACTACGGAATAAAAGTTTACTCCTCCCAAATCGGTAGTATCATCAAATTTATTATATACCGTTTCTCTTTGCCAAGGGTAATATTTAATCATGAATTTTACATCACTATTATATACCTTCTTGCCGAATATTGTTTTTTCTAGAAATTCCATTTTTGAGCGAATGGAATTTTCAGCATCATCCTGAGTAGTCCCAGAAACGAATACATAATAATCGTTCGACAATACATCGTCTACGAAGCGTCTCGCATTATCGGTTTTAAAATTTGTGGTCAAAATTTCTGGCATGCTAATCCCACTAAAATAGATTTTATTTTTTATTTATATCAAAGTTCTAACCCCTACGCCTAATTCTAGGCCTAGGATATTTAATTGAAGACTTTTCTCTTCGTCCTGCTGTTTTTAACGGATAAGTTGAACCCGATTCTTTTCGTTGATTTTTCCAGAAGAGCATCAAGTTATCTGCTGTTCCTAGATTATATAATTGTGTTGGGTCAATAGTCCCAGATTCGTATAATTTATCAACTAATGCATTTTCTCTTACCCAAGCCTGAGCATCGGCTTGAGTCATTCCCTGCCATGTTTCAGCCAATAATGCTAAAATACCAGTAACCTGAGGTGAAGCCATACTTGTACCTGGATATTTACTCTGGCCATAGGCATCACCCAGCGGATTTGTACCGCCTCTTGAATCTGCAGCAGTTGATAAACCGGTTGAAACTCTTGCTGTATCATTTACAGCACTTTGAATGTAGTCTCCAGCAGCAAATATATCAACTGCACTTCCCCAATTACTGTAACTTGTTTTGCGATGGTCGTTACCTTGCATATAATTATCGACACAACCAACAACAATTGTATTATCAACACCTTGGCCAGAGGAACTGCCTCTATTGTAAGGTAGATCATATGTGAATAGATTTAAATAAAGCCATTTGTGTCTATTATCATAATCAACATCACCTGCCTTTGTAATTAGCGCATTTTCATTACCTGCAGCATAGCATATAATAATTCCGTCGTCAATTGCATCCTGAATATCAGCAAATCTTGCTGTATCATAATATTGTGTATCGCAGGCATCAACTACTGTATCCGCAATGCCATCACCATCAGTATCGACTGATGTCTGATAACAATTAATCCCTCTAGCTTCCAACTGAGCAGTTGTTAATTCCTGATTTGTTGGAACGGATACTGTTGTCCCTCTATATGTAATTTCATAAGGAAATGCAATCGAGCCATAGCCACCTCTAATATGAGTAAGAGAAGAACCATAACTGTGATTTGATACTGTTGGATTTCTACGACCAGTTTCTGTATTGATAGGCTTTGAATTATGCCAGGCTCTAATATAATCCCACATCGTACTACTTATATTACCATTGGGATTAGTACCATAGGGGCTTATATTATAAATGTCTGAATCCCTAGCCCATCCTTGAGTATTTCCGGCAACAGTACCGGCACAATGAGCACCGTGGTTATTATCTCCAGATAATCCACCACCTGGAGGATCCGAAACCTGAGAATATGGCGTATATACATATGTTCCAGAACCACCATAATTAAACCAATTAATTTGCTGTACTCGTGAACCACCACTACCATCAGCAGATCTTGCAAACTCAGGATGGTTTGGATCAATATGACCGTCAACTATAAGAACATCCACATTTTTACCTGATGCTGTTATGGTGAGATCAACTCCTGTTAATGATGACGTACCGAGGGACGACCATGTAGGTCTAAGAGTATCGTCTGAATGTGTGACAAACCCCCATTGGGTGTGGTCTGTGTTTGTAGTACTTGATTTGCTAAAATTTTTATTTTCAATTTTATAACCTAGAGGTTTTGGTGTGGCAAGTATCATAAGTTCATGTAATGTCACATCCCAAACTCTATCGTCGTTTTTTACAAGCTCGGCCTCATCGTAGGTCAACATATAATGTGTATTACGACTTATTGGTCTTTTATTAGCAACATCAACGGCTCTGTTAGGAATGAATAAATTCCCACCAGGGGTTTCCATGTCATCATAAAAAGACTCTAAATCTTCTTTACGATGCAGAGTAACAACCCATTCATGTAGAGCCTTGGGATCCATGTATTAGGCCTCCAACTGGATTAGGGTTAGAGTCACGGTAATTGAAGCTAACCCACCACTTAGGTTTGTAATGGCAATAGGAATATTTGTATTTGGTGTGGATTCATTATTAAAGCCTACAACACCAGGAGACATTCTAATAACCTCGGCACCAGCAGTTACAACCTCGGCAATAACACCTGAATCTGGTGTAGGATCTTCTAGCTGAGGTCTTGAGGCATCTGCTGTTCTTGCCGCAGTATCAGTATAAATTCTTACCCAAGCTGCAGTATCAACCTCAATTTTGAGTAATGCATATCCTTTAAACCCAATAATATTTTGATATGATGTTGTCGTGTCAGCAATATTTGCCGCTGTAACTTGTGCTGTTGATCTAGAGGTTAAGCCAACACCACCGCCACCGCTACCACTTGATGTGATAATTAATGTATCGTTTGTTGCGTTTGTGGAAAGAAGAATACCTGCTCCATTTGCAACATTCAAAACATCTCCTTGGGTATCGGCAACAACATCGGCTGCTCCAGCCACTCTAATTGTACCAAAAGCATTACCACCACTAGCACCACCAGCGGCCTCGATTGTTATTGATTCTGAAGCTGCATTTGCTGTAAGAGTAATATTATTTCCAGCAACAAATGTAAGCATAGAATTTGATGTTGCTGCAACTATATTATCTTCACCCGCAACGGCAAACATTGAGTACGCATTAGCCTCATCGGTAGAACCACCACCACCACCAACACCTGGATATGTTGGAAGACTATCTTGATAACCAAGAATATCACCGGCGGAATTATCCGAAAGTAATTTTTTCCAGCCCTGAGAACCATGTGAATAGTAAACTGCAGCCTCATTCTCTACATAAGCAAGAGCACCTTGATTTAAAATTGAATTAGGGAGATCTGTAAGTGCTTCATACCAGAAGGAGATTTTATTTGCTTCACCCAGAGCCTGGATTTCACCATCTACATTGACGAGGTCAGTAAGCTCGTCACCATTACCGATAGCGTTATAAATTTCATTTATATTATCATTGATTTTATCCATTGCATCGCGCAATGGATCGCCCGTGCCGTCGTTGGGCGCTGCACCAATGTTAACTAATTGCTTTGCCATGTTGTCTCCTACAACTTTTTAAATTATTTATATTATGCCGTTGACGTGTCATTGATTGTAATTTCCGGGGATGTTGCGACGACCGGACCAGTTCCACTGCCGGTGTGTAGCGTAACCGTAAATGTTTCTGAACCTTCTGTCGTGCTATCGGCGGTTGGTATAATTTGAAAATAGCCATTATCACCACTCATAATCACATTACCAGAATCAAACGTAAAGTCCTCTATGCGAGAAACGTGCCAATAAAGAGTTCCTCCTGGATGGTTGGAGGTATTTACCACAAATGTTAATGCCGTTCCTTCATTAATACTAGTAACACCACCCTGTGGACCTATTGAATACGAAGTCTGTCCGCTTCTAAGAATTCTATTATCTGAGGTAATTTCCGTACTGTCAACATAAAGATTGGTAATATCAGTTGAAATGGCCTGCGGATCTTGTTGATCCAAAGGTGTGCCTTTTCCATTATCATTAAATAATCTAGTAAAATTAATACCTAATGTGCTTTCATTTTTATATCTAAAATAAAATTCACTGAATAGTTTTGTACCAGCAAGATGGACATTTTCTTTTAGAGCTTTTTCATAATTTTGTAATGGTAGTGTCGATTTAATTTGATATGAAAATTCCTGGTAAAAATCACTATCTTGAACTTTCATGCCGCCATCATAGTACTCATCCTCACCGTCATCAGCCAATGTTTTCCTATAGCCATTTAGATGAGAAGAAAAATCAGCCCAGTAGCCAGAGGTGATGCCCTGCGAAACAACATTTATCTGTCCTCTAGTTATAACCGCACCGTCATCATCGGCAAGATATGCATCAGCAAGATCCACATAACCATATCCTGAATTATATATTGCCGCAGTTTCTACTCTACCTTCAGCAAAATCTGTAATTGATTCGATAACCGCATTATCACCAAACTGTTTAGAATTATAATCTGTTGAAACATCTAGTACAGCAAATTGTCCAGCAAGGGTACCAATTATATCATTCCCAGTAAAGCCGTAATAGCTATATGGGCGAACTTTAATTGTCCCTTTATCCTGGTCAATCTCCAAAATCTTACCGGATTTACCGGTCACATCCTCGGTAATAATTTCATCAACCGAAAATGCACTGGCAGATTCTGGAGGATCAAAAGATATGATTTGGTCATATCTATCAAAGTTTTGCATTACCTCATCTCTGGCTAATGCAAAAACATCGTTTCTGTAATCATTACCTGGACTTGTATTAATGAACTCATCTATACGACCAATATTAAATGGTGTAAGATCAAATGCATCACTTAATACAGTAAAGAAATTAGGTGCTGGTTCTGAACCAGACATCGTACCTGAGCCAGAATTATAGTCAACAAGATTTGTGCTAGTTCCACCAGACGCAATATCTTCACCAAGAAGCTGAACATTTAAAAAGTCAGCAATAGGATCCGTTATAAGACTTACCACTTCCGGATTTAAGAGAGGACTTATCTTTACATCACTTTGGACCCCAGTATCAGCAAAATTGTTTCCAGGTGAAGTATTATTGACTGGTGTTATATCAGTAATTGCTACTGCCTGAGATCCTAAATTGGTAATAATTATATTGGGATTACGATCGTCAGTTGAAATGTTTGGTCCTATTACAAACTCATCACCTGGATCCATAAGAACACCAACTGAAAAATCGTTCTGACCAATTACAATACCTGAATTGCCATTTGTATCTCTTAATCTCTCACCAACCACAAATACTCTTTCAGTATTATCCATAATAATAGATTGGTTTGATACAATTAATTTTGTATTTTCTACTGTATAGCCAAAACCACCATCCAATACGTTATATTCTACTTGGCCAGTTGGATTTGTTGATACACCAGTGACAATGGCTTTACCACCGCGGCCGCCATCACTCACGACATCAAAAATGGATCCTTTTCTGATGTTTGTTTGTCCAGCAGGATCATTAACATTAAAGCCACTTAACGATCCGTTTACTCTACCAAATGTAACCACTTTACCATCAATGAGAGTATTAATATCATCATATTTTGTAAAATTGCCTTGTAATGCATCAACGAACAGAACGGGTGTGGGGGTGCCTTTAATTTGTACAAGGTTGATACTATTAACAGCTGCTCGAGCACCAGATAAAGTTCCTACAATATTTCTACTTGTAAGATCTGCATATGTATATTCATTCCCATCAACATCTAAAAATTTATTATCGTTTGGAAATAGTTGAAGATAAACGCCTGTTTGCCATTTTGACGAAGACGGCTTTAATATTTGTTGTGCTGGATAATAAACCTCAGCATCCTCTTGGTAGAAGATTCTGAAAAATAGAATAATACCTTCCTTGGTTCCTTTTCTGTTATACAGATCAAGTATATTACGAACAAGGAAGCTTACATTTTCCTCATCCAATGGAAGGTCTGCTAAATATTTGTTTTTAAAGAATATAAGCATACTATTTAAAGTGGTGCTTATATCTCTATATTCAAATAATCTTCTATTATTATAATGAGATTGGCGTGAATCATCCTCAAGGAATCTATAATATTCCTCTACAAGTTTTACAAGCTCAGGACCATATTCCCTGTAAATGGCAGGGAATTGCTTTTCAATAAAAAATGCAACTTTCTTTTGGATGTCCATTGCCTAAAACCTTTTAATAATTAGTAATCACTGTGCCGCCAGCGGTACCTACATTTGATGATGCCTGTTCTCTTTCCAAATCTTCCTCTGAGATAATTTGAACATGCAGATCATCATCGCGTAATAGAAATACTCTACTTGTCGGTGCGGTAATATCACGCCGTATTGTGTTAACCATAACCTGAATTGCATTACCCTCATACGAATCCACTGTAAAGTCGACAAGTTTAATTTCACCTTTCTTATAATCAATGGTCCCAATATCAATGAAAAGAACCTGCGGTGCACTAGCACTGTCTGTGACAACTTGTATTCGGCCCATACCATCATCCTGTAAATAAACAGGAACACCTTCTGAACCATTACCTTTAATTTTGAATACTGATGATTTAAATGCCGGTTTATAATCTGTAAAACCATTTGTTGCTTTATATGCATATGGTTTTATCAATTCAGCTTGGAATCTAAATACAGGGCTTCCAGAAACCTTAACAGTAGGTGACCATTCAATAACAGGGCACACATCAAGGAATGTACTTTGAATTGCTGTATCCAGATTATCAATTTGGCCTGTTAGTTTTGATACTCTTAATGTCGTGTCAAAATTATTTAAATTAGCAGTCGAGTAATTCGCAATAGTTGTTCTGATTTTTGATTCGATCTCATCTGGAGACATGCTTGTAAGTTTTCTCGTATAATAAACCTTTGCAGTAATGCACGCATATATGAATTCAGTTTGAACAAATATAGGTTCAATACCTAATGGTGTCTTGTCCTTGAGATATTCCAAATATTGATTTGCCACAGACGAGGAAAGCAAATCTGCACCATCTCTGAGATAAACTGCTAGTGCAACCTTACCAAACTGAGGTGGTTCCAATTCCTCACCACCATATGCTGACACCGCAGAAATTTCTGGAAATCTTTGTTTGAGTAAAACTTCATAATCATTTGTGGTGATTGCTCTTTCCTGAATCTGTAATGCCTTCGGTGCAAATGTTCTAATGCTTTCCAATGATTCTCTTTCAGAACCACCAACTGCCGGACTAATTGTATCCACTGTAATTGTAACTGTTTCAAGAAATGTAGTTGTAAATTGTGATGCACCGTTTGGCTCATTTCCTGAGCAAATTCTATATCGTACTCTTACATCCTCAAATTCTGATGGCTGTTCGCCATAAACGTTGCCACCAAAATAGATTGAATATCTATCATCTAGATAAGGTTCAACATAAAACACTTTATCAGTAGGACCTACTCCGAAAATATCTTTTTGGAAGATATATACATTTTCGTTATCTGTTGCTTCGGCATCAACAAACACCTCCAACGAATCGGTATCAACATTATCGTTTGTAAGAGCAACTCTTAAAATACCATCCTCATCAACAATAAAGCCTTCTCTTTCAAAACTTGTTAGCATTTCGCCTTCAAAAATTTCAATATTTTCTGTACGATAAACGCCAGGTGCAATCTTTCTAGCAACATATTGCTGCATGGTAACAAAATTAAAATTGGTGCCCTGGAATGCAGTTCTGAAATCCGTATACGCAGGTATCGCGACCGTTTGTCCTTGTAACACACCGTCAGTATCAGAAATTGTTAAGCTTACAACTGCTTTTGCAGATCTTCTTGAACGAGGTAAATAATTCAATTCCTTAGCGTGTGATACAACCGAATTACGCAGAACTGCGGAATCAAGGAACATTTCGTTAATTGCCATGTTCGTATAAAAGTTATTATGATAGGTATTATAAGCAAGGACATCCAAGAGAACATTCATATTGGACCCTTCAAAGTTATAATCCTTGAATTGAGTTTGCTGCCTCAAATAAGTTTTGAGTTGCGATTTAATCAACTCAAAATCTAATTCAGTGATGGGCGTTTGAGTAGCCATATCTTATCTCGTCCTTTCTAGAATAACATCTAGTGTAATAGGTTGTTCCTGATTTCGCACATAAAAAGTTATTTTTGCTGAAACGTTACTACTATCCATATCCGCAGCAACAGTGACATCAATTAATTCAGCTCTCGGCTCATATAATTTAACTGTTTCCTCAATCTGTGTTTTAATCATCTGCAATACGGCAGGTGTTAAATTTTCAAATAGTAATGATCTAATATTTCCACCAAGATTTGGTTGCATCAATCTTTCACCGCGATCGGTTAAAAGCAAATTTTTAAGTGCATCCTTCACCGCATCATCATTTTTTAAAACCGTCAGATCACTTGACAGTGGGCTGATAGCAAGATCTTTTCTCAAATCAGAATATAGATCTAATTTTTTGGTTCTTGGTGTAAAAACTGTAATAGGCATTATTCTGATCCTGACGGCGCTGGTTCGATATGTATGTGCGAATTATAAGAAATTATTTCAAAATTATATAATGAAACAAGACCTCTTAAGGTTACTATATCAGTATTATTTAGGCCTGTAATATCGAGAGCTTTTCCTTCGGTGTGCCACGAATTATCCACACCACCTGCTTTTTTATTTCCTTGTTGACTTCTCCAAGCACTTGTGATACCAAATGGTTTTCCAATAACGGATTGTATCCGCATAATTTTAACTAAGAAATTGCAATCCATTTCCTTCCAGGCACTCTCGCCGTCGTAAAACCCTTCTTTACCATTAGGGAACGTAAATACATTTGAACCACCGTTAACAATTGTTTTAAATGATGGTATATTATTAATTTCTTTGCAAGTAACTGCTGGCGGATTTTTTGGTTTATTACCACTTGGAGTTGGATAGCTATTTTCTTGTGGTGTATCTCCAGACTCAGCCTCATCAACACCCGCCTTCCACTTTTCCTTTAAAATCTCAGCATTTTGTTTTCTTACAGTGGTTGGGTATCTTTTGGCACCTTTTTTAACAAACAATGCAGATGCAGCATTTGATGCCCTTCCTAATCTGTTTACAATTCTCTCATATTTTAATGCAAAATTTTGTGATGGTGTTTTAACATCATTAATTAATGCTTCAACGTTTGAAATAAAAGAACAGAATCGTAATACCAAAAATTGAATTTCAGCAAGACCTTTTCTATCAAATAGACTTACAGCATAATCAAATAATTTTATCAAACGATCTTTAATTGTTTCTTTATTTTCATCATTCATAATAGCATTTGCGTCGTCTTGAATTTTTCTAGCACGTTTTGCTACATTTTCGTTAATAAAATTTTCAGCACAATTAATAAAGTTTAAAAGATTAAAATTATCTAATGTTTGAACTACCTTGGTCCATACTGCTTCGATGACGTTTCCTATTTTTTCCTTGATTAAATTAATGAGTGCCTTTGCCAAACCTTCCTCTGCAGCATCCACAAAGAATTTACCACTACGAAGACGATTAATAAAGCTTATAGCATCCTGAATAAAACCTTGAATAGTATCAACGATATCAAAAAATGCATCAATGGCACCAAATACACCTTCTATCTGTTTACAGAACCCACCTAAAATGCTATTTGAAAACGTATTTTTATAATATCCATCCAACATGAATAAAAGATTATCATTATTACCAGCTATTTGACCGTCAATAATTGTAGGAGTATAATTTGATTCGTTCATAAAATCAACAAATTCTAATGCACCAATTTGACCTCTATTTACTCTATCTGATAAATCAGAATATTGAGATATATTTGTTGCACTAAGAAGTTTATTTAAATCGTTCAACGTAAGATATAATGAATCACCATATAATGCCTCAGCTCTAACAATAGGATTATCTGCAGCCTCATTAGAATATGAATTAATAAATTCATCAGCCCAAGCATCAATCTGGTGTAATGTATATGAACCATCATTATGATTAAGTGGAAGATTATCTGATACTCTTGCCTTGTTCAAGGTAGTTTTATCTACCAGGCATTGACCATTTATTGACGGCGAATATGTAAGACAAGTATTAGACATAAGTCCTCCTAATAAAATATTTATCCAATGTCATTAAACACACTAGGCAAATTAACAGCTATATGTTTATCAAATGCGTCAGCTGATGCCTGTTGCGATTCCAAAAGTGCGTTATATCTGCCTCGAGCATCACCTAATGAAAGTAAAACGGGCGAAGTAGTAATTGTGGACTTATTTGGTCCAACACCTTCATATCTACTCTTTCCAGTTCTAGGGTTAGGAATACCTGCCCAAATGCCTGAAAGATTGTATGCAAATGACTCATCAGTAATATCTCCATCTAGCCATTGATTGAGGCCTCCGTCCATTTCCATGAGACCAATTGCCAATTTATCCTGAGTTGCAGAATCAAATCTATCATTTCTGGACGCATATCCAGAGTTCACCACTCTTTTCAGTGTTCCACTAATAAATTGGTATCTACCAACCGCAGTACTAATACTTTCACATTTGGGCGGTCCTTCAATACAAGCAACACCACGGTCAATGAGATCCTGTTGATAGTCTATGACTTCGCCTACTGTCATTTCGGACAATGGTTTACCTGGTCTATTATTTGATTTAATTTGACCGAATATTGCATTATAACCATCCGCTTCAGATTCAGCTGAATTTATCATATCAAGTATAGGTTTCATCGAATCGGCTTTATTTGCAACAATGTCCGCTTTATTAGTATTCCTTACGGCGTCCTTTATTTTATCGGTACCAGTTCTATTTCTACCACTATGACCAGCACCAGCAGTTACACCAGTAGAACCAGAGGATCCTTGTCTGGCAACAAAGGCTGTATTCTTTGAAGGTGGTTCTGGCATTGCTGGTACAGTACTCAATTCTGCAAAATCAAGTGTCTCTAAGAATCCGCCGACTACTCCTGCAGCAAAAGTTGGTCCTCTGAGTCTACCAGCAAGATTGACCAGGTTATCAACTTCAACCAAAACACCACCATAGATTTCAGTATATGTGCTTGATCGTAATTTTGCCGGTCCAACCAAACTGTCCAATTGTATACCAAGACCACCAAATTTTGTTGGAACTGAGCCAGCGGCATCAACAAAATAGTTATTTACAGCAGCATTATAGTCGCCGGCGACAAATAAATTATAACCTTCAGGGCCGACTGATGTATTATGTGATAAAAGACTTGTTTGTTTTGTATAAGGTGCAACTTGATTCCAAGACTCACCAGCTTGAAGTTTCATATTTCGTCTGGAATAAAGTGACATATTACTGACATTAGCTGCCATTCTTATTTCAGCTGCACGAGCAGATAGCTGGTCACTAGCATTAAGTGCTAACTGGCCGCCAATCCCAAACTCGGCGTTACCGTGAACAAGTAATTTATAATCACCAAGAACCTCGGTTGTCATATTGCCTTTTACATACATTGTAGCATCACTGGCAATATGAACGTGGCTTTGGCCGCCGACATAAACATGACTGTTCTTTATGGATACATCAAATTTATCTTGATTTGATTTATATGTAACATTTCCTTTGGAGTCCATTTGAATATATGAACCCTCTTTGTGCCAAATCATAATACGTTCACTGTCAGGTGTATCGTCCATCTCAATGACGTGCTTTCCTGTTTCCCATATTTTATTGTGTGGCCACTTAGCATTATATGCTGGAGCTGGTTCGTCCCAATCATCTTCTGAATTTGCTATTTTAACATTTTCTACTCTATTCATTTCCTGAGCAAGAATGTAGGTTTCGTCTAAGTTTTCACCACGCAATAATCTTGATGTGGGTGCCTGGCCCCAGCTGTCAGGATCTGCTCCCTTTGCAACCAATTCACCATCCTTATCTGGATATACACCCCATTTAGCAGTTTCTGGATGGTCTGGTGATACATCAAAACTTGTAGGTATGAGACCAAGGACCATAGGTTGTTGTGCGTCTCTACCATCAAGAAACATTCCCCATACGAATGAATTTAATGGTGGCAAGGAAATATTTGGATCATAATTGCCGGCTACACATTTTGCCCAAGGAAGAAATTTTGTAGGGACTTCATCATTACCACCATGAACACCAAAGGCGCGAACTCTCACACGAGGCTCACCTGTGTCATCTTGAGCCTCAACGACACCTATAAAGAATAAAGGATTTTTAATTCCGCCTGCTTCAAACATTATGTACTCCAGTCAAATTTAGTTACCGACAGTCTAGTGGAAAGAATATTGTCCTCTATGGAGTGGAGTGTTTCCTTTACCAAATATTTTCCAGATAACTGTTCATGTTGATGTTTTTGAGTTCCGCTTAATGCAGATAAATCTGGCATAGTGATATTGACCACCTTTCCAGGTTTTATATCCAATCTACCTTTTAATTCCAGTGTAAGAGGGGTTCTGTTTAAGTGATGGTTATATGCTACTCGATTTGAAACTATTTCAGAAAAATGTTGTTCATTTTTTACTATGATACTGGCATTCGGCTGAGTTCCGTAATCTCGTACTACCATAAAAGTTCTTTCACTATCTCGGTCAAAATTATCTTGTATAAATGGTAACGAATGAACATCGTCCTCTATTATAGATTTTTTATCAGCATTCATATTTAAAAAATTACCAATTTCCTGATAATTGAATCTTTGATTTATAACACGTTTTCTATTAATGTCAACCTCAATAACATTATTTCTATATCCACCAGAATAAAAATCTGCTGATGTATCTACTCTGGATGGATAACTTAATTTTTCAATAGTTTGAATTTGAGCCTCTGTTTGTGTGCCAACATTAGAACCATATGGATTAAAAACCAAATCAATTATTCCAGATTCGGTTTTATCCTCATTTAAATTTGCAAGTTCAATTAACCACTCATCAGTTACAAAATAATATCCATCCACCGTCTCAAAAAATCTAAATGTACAAGATGGTGATCTTGAACTGAAAGATTCTCTTGCAAGAAAATTCATAGTCTGCGCAGGGTTATAATTAGGAATAACCAACCGCTTTATACCTTCAGTGCGTTGTAGGTAAAAATGTCTTTCTGATTCCGATTTCAAATCATATCGGGCAGATCTAGGTGGTACTTTTTCACTATCCTTACCGGTACTATAATTTGCACCATCATTTAATCTATCAAAATATTCTTCAAAAACTCTTTTTGCCGCTGTTGAAGCAAATACATCATAAAATGGCTTTACGACCCTTTTACCAATTGTTTTAAATGATGAAGTTGATGTAAAATGCATTGCAAATGTTTTACCATCAAGACTTGATGTGGGTGTTATGCCATCAATTTTATATATTCGAACATCCATATTAACGATAGTTCCAAGATCGTATCCTTTAATACTCAACTGCAGTCGTTCCTCTCCGCGCAGTGGTGATAGATTTCTTGCAGATGATCCACCAGCTTCAGCATCTTCTTTTGTTCTAGGCATTGCGTTTTCTAGCAAACCTACGCGATCCTCAATAAGTATTGTTCCTGTATAACTATTCTGTGCTATGGATTGTGTCAGGCTAAACCCCGTCACCATGGATGTGATATTTACACCCTCACCACCAGGAGGTGTGCCATATGTAAATAGCACAGCTCTATCTATAGTGGCCCTAGATGGGTTATAGTCCTTAGTATTAAGTGCCACCTTTTACTTCCTGACTCTCATTTTTGCAATAAACTCATCTTCAATCTGACCAATAAAGTCACTATCAAAAAGAAAAATTTCCTTTTTATTTTCATTCATATCATTTTCGAAATCAATAATTCTGTATGGTTTCCATTCTTCTGGAATAATACGTTTAATAATAATTTTACGGCCTGCTTCTGTACGAAGAATAATTCTATCCTCTTTACGAAGATAAATTGTTCTAAATGATTCAGGTGCTAGTTTTACAATATCAACTGCCATTTAGACCTCTTTATAGTAATATAAAATATTTTCATCATTGTCCTGGTCCCTTACCCAATCGACTACATCCTGACCAGTAAGACCAGACTGTTCTGAATATTTTTCAATTAAATAGTTATTGAATGTATATTCATCCATAGGCCACTCGTGATATGGATCAACAATATTATTTGCTAGATAAACAAGCCAAACATAATCAACGGATCCATAGTAAAATAATGCAATATCTTCTGCTCTTTCATTTTCTGCTACGGTATATGGTAAAAACAATAATGGATTTGTAGATACACTTTTTAAAAACTGATTTCGACGTGTAATATCTCTTACCTTTTTTCCTTGGTAATCAATAATTGGAAAATTTTGAAAATAACTAGCCATTAGCCTTGCCCTCCTGCATCCGCTTGTGGCGGAGGAGCAGTAATAGTTTCAGTGGTAACAGCTTCTGCCGCACCTGAATAATCATTTGCTGTATGAATTTCAAGTTCTTGTAATTGAATGCCTAATTGAACTGCTCCAGGTTTACCATCAGTCATAATTGGAATATTACCAGTAGCACCATAATCAACATTAACTGATTGAATCATACATGGCTTAAATCTTGGGAAGTGTGTTTGATCCACACCTAAAAGATGTATTTCAACTACACTCGGATATCTTAAAAATGCTCGACTGATTACCTCTTCGCCGTTGATATTAACACCTTGAGTTTCCGGTAATGCTTTTGTCTTTAAAAAATGCACTATCTGTTTAATAGTTTCAGAATCTGTTTTATCAAAAGGATACAATTCCCATGTAAATTGATGTGATTTAAGATTCACACCTTCAAACGCCAATGTCTCCTTTGGGTTTACCACATTACCAGCATATACACCAACACTACGGCCGATGTCGCCGGGTAAAAAATTTCTTAATAGATATGAAGCACCAGCTGCGGCATCTCGTAAGCCTATTTGCTGTAATTGTGCTCCAATATCCTCTAGCGATTTTTTAAACCCCTTTGATGCAAAACCAGAACCAACATTTTGCATGAGTGTCGCCATTGAACTGGTAATATTACCTGCGGCGGTTGATATTGCATTTATACTAGCATCGCCAGCGCCAGTTTGGTTAGTCAGATATGAGGCAATTTTCTCAGAAATAAGACTTCTTTCAAATCCGTTTAAACGTAAGTCCGTTTGATCTTGTAATTGTTTTGGAAATGGTAGTTCTATTCCTGACGAACTATTCAATGCCTTATTAATCTGGCCTTGTGTTTGAAATACTCGTGATGCGCCTAGGATGGGTGTCAGCCCTTCATAGGTTCTTCGGTCCTTGTAGGCATAATCTTTAAATACTAAAAGAATACTGTGAGCCTCGGTGCGATTAGGAAAAGACATAAATTTTCCATCGGATGTGGATCTCTTATGCTGTTCCTTCTTCACCTGCGGTTTTGATGACATATTAGCCTCGTTTTCTATATAAATAGCTTTACAGAGATATTTATACAAAAAAATGTGATTTAGGAATGGCTTATAAAGGAAGGTTTCGACCTAAAAATCCTGGTAAATATAAGGGTGATCCAACAAGAATTATTTACAGATCCTTGTGGGAATTTAAATTTTTTAGATATGTTGATGAGCACCCTGATGTTATATGGTGGCAGTCGGAGGAGGTCGTTGTTCCGTATTTTTCTCCAGTGGATGGAAAACGGCACAGATATTTTCCGGACGTTATTGTAAACAGAAAGATGCCAGATGGTACGACCAGGACAATAATGATTGAAATTAAACCATTTAAACAAACATTGCCACCAGATCCGAGGAAGAAAAATAATACTCCGACGGGTCGGATATCTAGGAGATATTTGAACGAGGTGAAAACATATGGTGTCAATACAGCAAAATGGAAAGCGGCAAGAAATTACTGTGCTGACAGAGGATGGGAATTTCAGATTATGACAGAAAAAGAACTAGGAATAAAATAAATGGTTGCAAAGGTATTCGATGATATTCTTCTACGAGGCATTCGCTCTGGTCAGGCTCCAGCGCGGTCCGATGAAGCAAGAAAATGGTATCGAACTCAAGCCGCAGATGTTGCAAAGGCAGCAGCAAAAGGCGATAGGATTGTAAGAGAAACAAGTTCCGACAGATTGAAGGCAAAAAGTAGATTTCGTATTGGTAGTATGTATATGTTTGTATATGATCCAAAGCACAAAGAAACTTTACCATATTACGATAGATTCCCTTTGGTGATTCCAATTGGACCAGCAAAGGATGGATTTTTAGGAATTAATTTTCATTATTTACCACCTAGACTTAGAGCAAAATTAATGGATGCATTGTATGATACAGCAACAAATGATAGATTTGATGAGTCTACCAGATTGAGAGTTAACTATAGAATTTTGAGTGCAGCAACAAAATTTAAGGAATTTAAACCTTGTATTAAGCATTATCTCACACCACATATTCGCACAAGATTGGTTTATGTAAACCCTGCGGAATGGGATATTGCATTATTCCTGCCAAGTGCAAACTTCTACGGGGCCGCAAGAAGCAAGGTTTACGCAGAATCACGCCAGACAATCAGAGGATTATAATAAATGGCTTTTAACATCTCACAATTTAAAGGGCAGCTCAATCAATTTGGTGGGGCCGCAAGAGCAAATATATTTGAGGTGCAAGTAATTAATCCTCCAACTTTTGGCACAAAGGTTAATGCAACAAACTTTCATTTCTTTTGCCAGACAGCAACGGTTCCTGGTATTGCACTAGAAACACAAATGTATATGCCAGTTGCAGGACGGCCTGTTCAATTCCCTACGGGTGTTGTACCAACATCATTTAATTCAGTTTTTCTAATGGATTCCGAACACCAATTGCTTACATTTTTCCATAGATGGATTCAACAGGTGGTAAATTATGGTGTTGGTGGTGGCAAGTTTTCATCAATTCAGTCGAGAACAGGCGGTACAATGTTACCTTTTGAAATAGGTTACATGTCTGATTATGCAGCTGATATTATAATTAAACATTATACTACAGATTCAAATGAAAACAAATATTATGAAACAAAATTACAGAATGCATATCCAGTGGCAATTGGCGACATTGATCTTGCATGGGAAACAAACGATTCATATTTAACATTACCAGTTTCGTTTGCATATGAGCAGATCGTCTATGCTGGTGAGGAACTTGGTAATCCATTGTCGGGTCTCGGCAGGGGTTCTGGTTTCTTAGACGCACTTGGTGCAATCGCAGGATTTGTAGGTACGGTCCAACAAACCGTAAAACAAGGAACAAAATTTGACTCCGTACAGGATGCAGTGAATAGAATATACAGAGTTAGAAACTCATTTAATAGGATGGCGAATACGCTTGGCTAAATTATAGGAGATTATAGTATGGGATTACCTAAAATTGATCTTCCGCTATTTGAGGTGTCACTACCTTCGGATGGCAGAAAGATAAAATACAGAGGATTTACTGTAAAGGAAGAAAAAATTCTTTTGGTTGCTCAAGAATCCGAAGATCCAACACAGGAAATTTTAGCAACTAAACAGGTACTGAATAATTGTATTTATGATATTGACGTATCAGAATTGGCTATGTTCGATTTGGAATATATCCTTCTTTTGCTAAGAGCAAGGTCAGTTAATAACACACTTTCATTTGCCATAAAAGATCCAGATACAGGTGAAACTGTTGAATTAGAATTTGATATTGACGAGTTGGAACTAAACAGAAATCCGGAACACAGTAATAAAATTAAAATCAATGATGATTGGACTCTATTTCTAAAATATCCAACGATTGATGAATTTATTAATATTTCAGAATATGACAGTGATGATCCTTTGGTTAATTATTTTGTTATGACATCATGTTTGGATAAAGTTGCATCGGAGGATGAGGTTCACGATTTTAAGGACTACTCGCCTGAACAAATTGATGAATTTATGGATAACATGTCACCAGAGGTGATACGAGGAGTCCAAAATTTCTTCACAACCATGCCACGGCTAAGACAAGAAATGAAATATACAAATAAGGATGGGAAAGAGAAAACATTCGTAATGGAGGGTATGAAGACTTTTTTTATCTAGTGCTGAGTCATATTACGCTCGGTGAATATTATCAGATGACGTTCGCTTTGGCTCAGCACCATAAATACTCAATAAGTGATATTGAAAATCTGATGCCCTATGAAAGAGACTTGTATTTCCAAATGTTAATTAACTATATTGAAAAACAAAACGAAGGTAACTAAACATGGCTAAATTGTCGGACGAAACTCAGGCCATTATTGATAGACTAAAAAAGG